TGCTGAACACAGTGCGTACATAGTAAGTGGTGTCAGCAGACAAACCACCAAACACTGTGCCAAAAAATTCAATTTGTTGGCCAGGAATAAGATTCTGAGTTGTGTCACAGCTGATCAAATTCAATCCAGCTGCGGTGCTGATGCACGACACTGTGGTAGACCCACTGGCATAGCTTCTTGGAATCACTGAACCAGTAAACCGAACTTTGAGACCATTGGTAAACACTATGCCATTGGGACTGGTGTAAGTTTTTTTACCTAAGATATCATTGATTTCAATTATTTGATTGTCTACTGGATCTAATAGTTTGATCAATCCAAAAATTTCTGGATCAGTGCTGTCTTGATACCACAGGTTGTTTAGCCCTGCTGTGAGCAATGGTATCTGTGACAAAAATCCTGACTCTTGTTTGTACCATTGTGTGTTGCTGTATTGTTCGCCATACAAGATAGAAAACTTGTCAAGAACATTGATGGTCTGCACACTGGCTAGAGACAAATATACACCAGATCCGTTGTCCACATAGCTAATACGCCACACATTGTAGTAATGGTCTACAGGCACTGGAGTAGACAATGCAAAAGGTTGACTGTCATATGTGCCAGGCAATCCTTCTTGGGTGTCATTGTCGACCATGGGATCAAACACAGATTCGTCGACCCATCCACCAAACTCAACTCCTGGGTCTCGGTTGGTAAACACCAACGTTCGCCCATTCAAAGACGTAATGCCGTCAATGCCGCCGTATTGTTCTAAAAACTCTGCAAGATTGATGTTGTTGATTTGGTTGAATTTCAAATCAGTGATCAAATCTACTGTGCCGCCGTCCAACAAAGGCAAATTGTAATAAAAATCTTGTGCATTTTGCAAAGGCACATTGAAGGTCACTGTGCCGAGGTCAGTGCCGTTGTTGACTACTCCCAATACTTCACGAGAGCTGATGTTGGGTGTGGTTGGATTCTTGCCGTTGATGCCAGGATCAGTTTGAATCCAGAATTGTGATCCAGTGCCTGGTGTGCCGTCAACGACATTGATTGTGCCATTCATGAGACTCTGAGTTTGACATGAATAGTACAGAACGTTTGGAGCATCTTGTGGCACAGTAAAAGTAACAACGCCGTCAATGGCTCCGTTGCGCTGAACTCCATTGTTGTATTGATCAGTGGTTCCTGTGGAAGGTACTGTTTTGATCCAAAAAGGAAAAGCAGCTATTCGGTTAAGAGAAAACACATAGGTATTGCCTCTTATCAGAGTCAGCGTTGGATTTGGCTGTTGATCTATTAGGTAAGCACCTGTGCCTTGATTTTCAACTCTAAAGTTGATGGTTTCTACGGCATTTTGTGCTACCTGAAAACTGTAGTTGCCGCCGCGCAGCAAACTCAGTGTGGGATTGTTGCCTGTGGTTCCGCTGAAAGTGTAAACACCGTTGGCTCTGGTCACTACAAAATTTTGGCTGGCAGGAATTTCTGTTGCTGATACATCTACCACATCAGGCCCGTTGGCCAACCAATAGTACTGACTGAAGTTAACAAAACTATCAAAATCCACAAATGGATCCCAAGTATAGTATTGGCTAACGTATCTACGATCAGGTTGGTTGCTTGGTGCACCTTGAAATTCCAGCGCACTATTGATGCCAGGATAAGTTATGGCATTTTTTATCATGCCAGTGTCGTCAGGATCAAGGCTGATAATACCTGGTTCTAACTGGTAGTCGACACGAGTTTTGTCTGGCTCAATCACATACTTTTCATTGGGATTGACGCCTGGGCCCACCGTGCGTCCAATAAAGCCTTGAGTCTTTTTAAAGCTGGGTTCTTGGATCAACTGGTCCAGGGTAGCGGCCAGAAATTGCTTGTTGGCATCAGTTTGAAAAATTTCAGGAAGAAAATCTACACTACGAATTTTTGCCATCAAATTACTCCACTGCCTGGGGCCGTACGCAAATTGGTACTGGTCAATGCATCAATTACCACAATGTTGTCAATGGTCGCACCATTGGCAAAAATTTCATTGGGCTCAGCACGAATTTCGTACAGATCTCCAAAACTCTTTTGAGTATCCAATGGAACCAATACCACAGAACTGATGATGCTGCCTAGATATCTGTGCAGGTATGCAGCCAACTCTGAGAAATAAAACGTGTCGCCAAAATTCCATTTGTCAATGCTGAAATAATCATTCATAGCTGCCAACACAGAGCTTTTGATTTCGCTAACGCTGGCCACAGAATTTTGCGCACGAATTACTTTGATTGTGGCCTGAAGTGTTTTGGCAGCTTTGGGACCAAACAACGGTTTGAATTGTACAGAGTTTAACACAATGTTGTCACTGAGCATTTTGTAATCTTGCAGTTGTTGATAAGCAGTGTTGAGTTCGTCAATGGTAGGCGGCAAAGGTTGTACCACCGTGCCAGTGGTATCACGCAACCAGTTTTGATATGCAGTGTAATAGGCTCTGGTGACCACATAAAGGTCAATGATGTTTGTAGTGCCTGGGTCAATTCTGTTGGTCAGTGGCGAATTGTGTCTGTACTGAAAATACAAAGCTTGACGGCCAGTTCTTGCAATCCATCCTGATTCAGCAGTCAATGAACGCACGCCAGTGGCGCTGATGTTCAATCTATAAAACACTTGTTGACTGTAGGCATAAAACATTTGTCCAGGCGAATACTGAAACTTGACCAATTCAATGTCGTTCAGTGTGGCGTAGTCACTGTTTACCACGCCAGGTTCTACCAACAGATAACGTTGCAGATTGTCAAAGTCCACAGTTTGCTGGAAAAACACCAGTTTGAGATTGGAGTTCACTGACGGAGCAACAATCTCATTAAAGAAATCAGGATTGTCGGGTATGCCGTCGTTGTCATTGTCACGATAGCTGATCAACACTTGAAAATCGTCAACGTAGCCGTCACTTTCCACTGGTTGATCAATGATGGTAGTAAAAATGTCTCCAGGCAATGGCAAGCTACTGTCAGGACGGGTATTGACTGCTAGTACATTCACAAAATCTTGAATAGTGGTGCCAGTGCGGCTATCATAAATTTTTTCATTGCCATAGAAGAAAAATCTAGTTTGTAACACAGAGCCAAAATAGTAGGCTAGGCCACGGCTGGTCACTGTGTACACATTGTCTGATACCACAAACTGTATCAGCCACGAAGCGTCAAGATTGGCTCCTGAAGTATTGCCAGCATTGGTTTGACTCCAATCAGCGTTGGCATCCAGATTGGTACTGGTAATCACATACCATGTGCCAGCACCACCGCTGGTGGGCACTGAGCCATCGTTGTCATAGCCAAGCCCAAAATTTCTAAACAGCAGTATCTGTTGAGCCATTTGCTCTTGTATGTTCAAAGGCAGATCGGTAATTAACACAGGAATCACAGTGTCCACCACAGCACCAGTGGGCACAAAATTGTTTAACGTCACTGGACCTTGTCCAGAAGAAAAATTACCTTGCCCGCCGTTGGTGCCGTCACCTACAATGCGAGTAGGACTGGCCCAGATTTCCAAATGGTCTTCTGGTCTTGTGGGCAATCCAGGACGCAGACGATTGTTGGCATCAAAGTAGTAGGGTTGACCGTTGATGGTAGGAGCAATGAATTTGATCAACGAACCTGGCACTACGTATTCAAATGCTGTGCTGCTGAATGTGCCCAACATCACTGGCGACCCTGCGGCATTTTTAAAAAATCCTGTGGTTTCGTTGGCCAGTGTAGTGCTTTGATTCCAAGTGCTGAGCGCAGTGCTGCCAGTGTTGACATTGATTCGGGGAAAATTAGCGTAGTAGAATTGCTTGAACGTGGCTTCTAATACTCCAGGTTGCACACGATTGGTGATCACATCAGCAATCTCGTTACGATTGTCCCAGGTAAACAAAAATGTTGGCAGGATTTCGTTGCGCCAGATAGCGCCATCGCTACTGAAAGTATTGGTTGACGAATACTTGCCAGTGTTGTCAACCAGATCTAGGTAACGACTGGTACCAATTGAAGCACGATTTAGTGCTTTGCTTTTGATAATAGAGTTGTATAAAGTAAACGGAAAAAGATTGTAATCTTCGCCGTTGACCATGCGGTTCTGCGTGTAATAACGAGCTGGTGCACGTTGTTTGATTGCATCAATGCTTTCACGAGCCTGTGCATTGCTCACAGGCTGAGTAATACCACAAGTGAATGTAATGGTTTGCAGATTGCCATTGCGATCAATGTAGCTCACTGGTAACACCACACTCTGCATTTCTGCAGGATTGATAATGTATTGCAGGCCATTGGATGCACGCACATAGGCACGGAAGATGCCCACTGGAATCTCAGAGAACACCCCATCACCAAACACCATGGTGATTTGATCGTTGGTACGGCTGGTCACCGAGTAAATTGGCCTCAATTCAGGCGTTTGTTCAGCAGCCGCGGCATAGATATTTTCAGTGTAAATCCACTCTCTAGCAACGTTGCCCACGTTGTCTAACTGATACAACCAACGGTCTGTGTTGTTTACCCCTTCGATATTGATGTTCACAGTGCGGTTGGCCAAACGTTCAGCAAGATTGAAGTCTTGATTCTGTAGAGTTCCTTGTTTGAACAAAAAGAAATAGCCATTGTTGGCAGATTGAAAACCCAGACGATCGTTGCGATACAGTATGTTAAACACACTGTTGGCTCGCGGGCTGGGTTCGTACACATAGTCACGACCCACACTGGTGGCAGTGACAGCTTCAAATGGCATGTTGACACCGTCTACAGTGGCAGTGTAAGGAATCACTGGCAAGAATCCAGGCACAAGATTAATGCCGTATTCACTGGTCTCTACGCCCAAAATGTTTTGTCGATTTGAAGGACGGCCAACTTTTTGACTGTCAATCAGAGCTGCATTGATAATGGCTGTCCACTGTTCCAGCCAATCAGCATTGGTAGGGTCAGCCCAGTTGATGGTTGTGTTGGCCAAGTTTACGCCATTGTAGTCTACCACATCTTCAGTGGTTGTGACATTGAAAACTTTGAGCAGGCCTTCAGCAGCACTGTTGCGTTTGGCAGTGTAGCTCACAAGGTTGGCCAGACGCACCACTGAATCTCTACGTTCAGCTGTGTCTAAATAATTTTCTCTTGTGTTTAAATCAGTGCGAAAGGCCAGGGCCTGGCCCATGAATGCAATCACATCCAATAATGCAATGTACTCTGACGATTCAATGTAGTCATTGAAAGTTTCAGGATAGTACAAACGCAGATAATCCACAAAACTTTTGCGCAGAGTCTCAAAGTCGTAGCTTTGAAAGTCTGCTTCACGATAGGTTTGATAGATCTGTTTCCAGTCTTCAACACCAAAAATTGCTGTTTGTCTTGTGGTCTTTGCCATGGACTGTAACCTTATGCCGTTGTTTGTTATTTATATGAATCAAAAACGGCTCAGTTATACATAGCTGGCACTGCGTGAGTTTTGATTGAAAAATATGTTTAAGATTTCAGCGTTCTGGCCGCCCACGGTCTGAAGTTCCAGTTCAATCAACATGCCATTCTCTTCTGGATACACATTGATGTTGCTGACAAATATTCTAGGATCGCCTCCGGCCACTCGCTGGATTTCGTTGATGATGCCTTGTTGTGTGACGTCTAATTGATTTTCAAACAGGTAGTTCCATAGAATGGTCCCGTAGCCAGGGCGTCCTGGCAGTTGACCTTGCCGTATGTTAAATGCATTCAAGAGGTCACGTTTGACCAATTCAAAATCAGTGAGCGTGAATTTTTTGAATTGATTTTGGGTGTTGAAACCAATGAAAGTAGTCATGCCAATATTTATGTGGAAATTTTGGCGGCCAAGTCCTTGAGCCTTTGTTTGAATATTTTCACGTATTCAACCAAGGCAGGAATTATGCGCTGTTGAATACGTTCAATCGCAGCCTGCAAGCGTTTCTTTCCAGCAGAATCTGGCAGCGCATTGACAGCATCCACAGCTTCTTTTTGTATGGCTGTGGCTCTGGAATTGTACACAG